TGAAAGAATAGTTAATCCCCATTGTTTAAAAAAGTTTGTAATTGCTCCCCATATTATTGCTGCATCTGACTTTATCCCATTCCACAAATTAGAGAGCCATGATTTAACCTGTCCCCAATGTGTATAGAGTAAAATTCCGACAGTTACAAGCCCGGTAATCGCTAAAATGGTTAATCCAATAGGCCCGGTTAATGCTGTAAATGCTACTCCTAAAGCCGGAATTATGCCGCCTGCTTCTGTTACAAAAGTTATTAAAGGCCCAAACCATTTTAACAGTGTTGAAATACCTAAACCAATTCTACCTACTAAGGATAAAATAGGGCCAATTGCAACTGCAAAAGCAACAAACCCCATTACAACCTCTTTCATAGGAGTGCTTAAATGTGTAAAGGTATTACCCATTTCAGTGAGGTTTTTGGAAAATGGCTGTAAAATGTCCATTACCTGCAACAAAACCGGAGCCATTGCATCGCCCATCGTCTGCATAAAAACTGCACCTTTTTGCTTTGCTTGGCTCCATTCAAAACCCAACTTATTGACGCCTTGCGTTTGCTGCTTAAAAGCTGCATCTGTACTTCCCGCTACATGCTGCATTGCTTTTAAATTATCAGTAAACCCTTTAGAAAGGTTTCCATTTAATGCAAGTGCTAAAGTTTGCCCATCAATACTTCCAATATAGTTTTGCAAAGGTTTGTTTGCTGCTTTTGCGGTATCAACAATTTTATTTATTGTACCTTGCAAACCTAAAGATTTTAGCATTGCTTCACCGTTTGCATATCCTAGCTTTTTCATTAATGCACTCATTGCTGTTGTCGGTGCCATTAATGATTGAAGTATATTTTGAAACTGTGTTGCAACTTGAGAAGTATCACCTGTAATACCTGATCCTGTTGCAAATACTGCAAACATATCTTCCATTTTAATTCCCAACGTTGCCGCTAAAGGTGTAACCCCTCCAATTGATTTTGATAATTCTGGAAAAGTTGTAATACCCAAATTTGCAGTTTGAAATGCAAGGTCAGTAATGTGTTTAATGGTTGTCTCCGACGTATCGTTATAGCCCTTAGAGACTGCCGCTGTAAGGTTAATTGCATCGGTTGTTGTTGCCATACCTGCCGCTGCTGCTTTAACGTTGTCTGCAAGTATTTTAGAAGTATCGCTAGTATCACCAAATGTTGAAATTACTTGGTATAAACCATCTGCAATATCTCCGGAACTTTTGCCAAACTGCATTGACATATCCTGCACATTACTTTTTAATTCTTGGATCCTTTTAACATTATTTGGGATTAAAGTTGCAACGTTTGCCATGGCTGCATTTAAATCTGTACTCATTTTTATAGCACCTGCACCAAAGCCTGCAATTGGTAATGATACAAATTTTGTTAAAGTATCTCCTGTACTTTTAAAACCCTCGCTTACACTTTTTATTTTATCAGCAGTTTTCGCAATAGAACTTTGTGCTGCTGTTTGAGCATTTGCTGTTGTTTGGTTTACCCTTTGTATCGTTGAATTAACCTCTTCCAATTTCGCAACAATTTGCTGTATGCCTGCTGTAATGCCTTCGCTATCTATTGCTGTACTTATCTCTATTCTTCCATCTTCAGCCATTTTCCCACCCCCTTCAAAATTTTATGGCTACTATTTTAGTTTGCTGCACCTTTTAAAATTAGCGCAAAATCATCTAATGTTCTACCTATTTGCTCCTCATTTGCCTTATTATCCAAAGCATAAACCCGCTTCATTTTAATAATATGGTCTCTATACTCTTGTGACGCTTCATCCGCTTTTGGTATTTTCATTGTCCTTATACTTATAATTTGTTTAAATGCTGATTCGTCATCAAGGTTGTTTAATAGTGCTATAAACTTTTTCCAATGCAGCTTGCCTTTTACTTCAAACAGGTCAATATTATATGCTGCCATAAAACTCGCATAAATGGCTTCTGCATCTTTTATAAAATCAAAAACCTTTTGTTCATCTTCACCCTCGTTGTCCGTACCTATATCCAAAAATTCTTTTAATAAAAAGTTAAACAATTCAAGGGCCTGATCGATATTATCAAACTTCCATTCAAAACCATTCAATAACATTTGTATTGCAACAAAAGGCTTTTCAACTGATAATATTAAATCGTCATCAAACATTTCAAATAACCTTAAAATATTATCAAAACTCATATCAACTTTATAAACCTTGCCATTAAATTCTAGCGTATCATCAAAAACTGTTGTCAGTGTAAATGCCATTTTACATCACTATTTCTTTAGGTATTTGTCAACAGTTTGCGCCTGCAATTCGCCGGCTTTTTCTCTAATAACTTCGGTTAAAAAGTTAATTAAATCCATAACATTAATCAACGATTTACCACTTGCTTCGTACAATTCGTCGAATGCATTTTCCCCTAACAAAGTATTAATTGTTACCATTGCCAATTCTTTAGACTGATCTAAAAACGCTGCCTGCTCGTCAACTGTCATATTTTCTTTTGCAGCTTCTTGTAATTGCATTGATTGTTCAGTAAAACTATTAAATTGCTTTTGATATTTTTTAACACTTTCGTCTTGCAAGTCCACTTTGTAAACCTTTCCTGCAATCTCAACTTCCTCATACGTCTTTTTAAACTCAAACTTTTTAATTGTCATTACTATTTTCCTCCCTATAAACGAGTATAGAGGCCATCCATTTTGGAAGGCCCCCTTGTTATTTAATTACTATGGTCCAACTATTCCGCCTGTCGCAAGATATGTTGGTTGTCCGTTGAAGTGAATTTCAAACTTGATCTCGCCTTTTGCCCCTGCATCACCTGTCGGCCCGGTAATGTTTGCAATTGTGCAATCTCCTTGAAATTGAGAAGTATCTGGCAAAGTCCATTGAAACTTTGTATGCCTGCTAGTTCCAAGTGAAAGCAATTTTCCCACGATGTAATTTTGGGCTGCATCACCATAGTCGCGGTCTGCTGTAAACGATAATGTTAATTGTGCCTGAATAACATCGGTAGTCCCAAAACCATTGCCATCCAAATAAATGTCGTCTGACGTTTTTTCATTGTTACTTGGTGAAACGTTTTTGATACCGGATGCAAGTTTGGCCCATGCTGGAGTCGCTGATCCGCCTGTTGTATCAATTTCAAAAGTATGTCCACTCATTAAACTAAACGTTTTAGGTGCTGGAACTGTCGTCACTTACTTAACCCCCTTTATTTGTGTATTGTGGCTTGAAAAATAGCTGAATACAAATATGCATTTGCATCACTTTTCTCAACCAACAACGGATGGATATAAATATCGCAGTTTAAAAACTGGTATGATCCATCTGAAGAAGTAACTGCCCCTTCTTTCAGCATTTCCAAATAGTCTGTAATTGCCTCAATTGTGTCGCTGGCAATTTGTTGGCTTTCGTTTCGTACTAATACTTGCAACCCTATTAAATCGTCCCTGCTACGATCTATAAACCTTACGGAAGGGCCTGACTGATACCTTCTAATAGTTAGGGCATTATTTTCGCTATCCAAAACATCAACTTTAAATGTTGTAAATAACTGCATGTTTGCTTCAACATTGCCCGCTAAATCATCAAGAAAGCCCATGCCATCACCTCCTAAGATTTAAGGGCATTATCAACTAACTTTATCCATTGCGCTTTGTTCCTTGCTTTTGCAGCCTCAAACCATAATCCCTGTGCATTTGGATTTTTATCCTTTGAAAAGTTGTATTCTGGGTTGTAATACAAACGCCTTGCATACGGTGTATTCCAAATGACTTTACCCTCGCCAATTGGTGATGCAAGTAAAGCTGATCCTTTTAAATTACCTGTATCTTCGGGAACATACATATTTGCATCTTTAATAACCTGTTGGTCCAATGCAAATTGTGCAATTTTCTTTTTTGCTGCCAAATTTTCTGCAATGTGTAATTCAGTAGTAAGTCTAAAAGCAGGCCCATTACTCATATTAAATCAACCTCATAGTGATGTAATTGAGTAAAATAATAAACAGGTTTTACACCGTTTATTGTAAACTCATCGCCGTTTTCTGCTGTAACTTT